AACTATTGACGGAACGGCTACAACTGATTATGAAATACTTGGTTTAGATAATGAAACGATTGAACTAGATGGAGGCTCTGCCGAGAGAGTTAAAATTACCTATGTAACATTAGGGATAAATGATGCTTTAGTAAAACAAGCGATGTTGCAACTTATATCAACATATTACGATAATAGAGCGGATTTTATTACTGAGAAAGATAATGTTTCAGAAATACCAACATCAACAAGACAAATTTTAACGTCTTATAAAACTATGTTTATTTAATGGACGCCGGAAAACTAGATTCTAAAATAACAATAAAGCGATTAGTTAAGTCGCCTGATGAATTTGGCGGATTTAATTCTACTTTGTCAGAGGTTGCAACCGTATGGTGTAACTTAAAGCAAATTAGCGGAGATATAAGCGATAAACTAGGCAAAAGAACGCAAGACATTCAGATTGAAATAATGATGCGTAAAAATACCGCAGATTTAATTCAGTTAGGAGATATATTTACATTAGAGGGCGGCACAAAGAATTATCGTATAAATGAAAAGTATGAGTTTGATTTAGATTTTTATACTAAATTATTAGCAACAAAATCTCAATAAAATGAATATTAAAATCGACCAATCTGATTTGGCTCAACTTAAAAAAAAGTTAGACAATTTACGTTCCTTTGATAAAAATACGCTATCAAGAGAACTAGGCTCGGCCGGTATGGATATAGCTAGGATTGCAAAAAGAGCTGCACCAGTTGACAAGGGTACATTAAGGCAATCGATAAGGTCAGAAAAGAAAGGCAAAACTGTTGAAGTTATAGCCGGAGCAAAATATGCGCCTTACCTAGAATTTGGAACGGGTGCTTTTGTAACTTTTGATGATATGCTAGAACTAGGAATACCAAAGAGTTATGCGGAACAATTCAAAGGCTCAAAGCCGGGTTATATGAAACCTCAGCCGTTTTTCTTTGGCTCTGCTAGAATAGGTCTAAAAAAATTATTAACTCGTTTAAATGGCGAAATTAAAAAAGCAATAAAATAAGATGTTAGAGGCGATTCACTATGTAAGAAAAGGAATTATTGCAAAATTAAATGGCAACGTTTTAATTAACAATGTCGCCGTACCGGTTTACAATCGTATTCCAACGGATGCAACCTATCCATTGATTAGAGTTTATTCAGTTTCAACAGACGAAACAGACCAAAACCAACAATCATTTATAACTGAAACAATAACACGAATAGAATGTATTTCAAAATTTTATTCGGATGATGGTGGGCAATTAGATACTAATTTAATGGTATCTCAATGCTTACAAAAACTTAGAACTAGGTCTGCAAACTATATTGATTTAGCGCCTAACGGATTTAATGTTTATACAAGCGAAAACAATGGCGTTACTTATTTAGAAGATGATCTAGCAGATTCAACTTATTTTAGAGGTATAATTGAACTATCTAATAAGATTGAACAGATTAACGCAGTTGGAGGTTTACAAAGTGAATTACAAAACGAATTACAATCATAAAATATAAATAATGGCTAAAATAACTTTCTCAACAAAATCAGACAATCAAACCTCAGTACTTCCTGAAGTTAATAAGGTAACTGCTGCCAATATAAATGAAATAAAAAATTCAGTAAATTCCTTATACAATTCAATCGGTGGTTGGGTTGATTATGAAGATTCAGCGACCGCAGTAACTCCAATAAATTTGACTGCAAATGTTTGGACGGATTTAACAAATGACAAGGCCGGTAGCGGTACAATAACAACATACAAGCCTAGTTTTGTAACGGGCGATTTATGGGATTCTGCATCTAACTCGTTAGATTTTTCAGAAGTTGGAGCGGGTAGAGTTATGATTGTTAGAAACGATTTTGATATAACTGCCGGTGCATCAAACACAAGATTAGACGCACGTTTATATTTTCCTGATACTGGAAAAAGTGTTGAATTTATGCACGATAATATTGCAAACAATAATGATTTGGTAAGGTATTCGAGAACTACTCAATTGTTTACGCATACAGATATTTTAACAAGTGGTTGTAAAATTCAAGTTAAAGTAGATAAATCAGGAGCAACTGCAACAGTTGAAAACTTTTTAATTACGATTATATCTCATTTCTAAAACAAAAACAATGCGACAAATAAACAAAATCATCATACATTGTAGCGCTACGCCGGAGGGTAGAAAAACAAGCGCCGAGGAAATAAAGAGTTGGCATCTAGAAAGAGGTTTTTCTGATATTGGTTATCATTATATTGTCCATTTAGACGGCTCAATTTCCTATGGTAGAAACATTGAGAAAATTGGCGCACATTCTAGAGGCCAAAATAAAATGTCAATAGGTGTTTGCTATATTGGAGGTTTAGACGAATGTTTAGACGCTAAAGATACTAGAACGCCACAACAAAAAGAAAGTCTTTTAATCTTGTTAAAAACACTAAAAAAATTGCATTCTAAAGCGGTTATTTATGGCCATAGGGATTTTAGTGAAAAGGCTTGTCCGAGTTTTAATGCATTTGATGAATATAAATTTATTGAGTAATGTCAAAGAAAAAATTTAAAGACACAAAAGTTGGTCAATTTATACTAAAAAAAATACCGGGTTTTGTTGGCGATATACTTCCACAAAAAGGAGTTTTAGGAGTTGTTAAAAATTTAATTGACAACGAGCCTGAATTAACAAGTCAGGACAAAATACAATTGCACAATGAACTGATTGAATTGTATGAGTTAGAAGTTGCTGACAGAGATTCGGCTAGAAAACGAGAAGTTGAAAAGGCCAAATCAGGAGGCTTTGATCTTATGTTTAACTTGACCGGTGTTGTTGGGTTAGGCGCATTTGCTTTTATTATTTATGCGATTGTATATTTACAAATCCCGGAATCTAACAAAGAGGTTTGGATTCATTTAATTGGAATTAGTGAGGGAATTGTATTATCAATTTTCGGATATTTCTTTGGCTCTGCCGTTAGAAAGAATGGCTAAAATAAATAATTTAAATTTTTGTATTTTTGTGAATATAAAATTTAAATAAAAAAAATGGCGTCAGATTTATATTATTCTAGTGAATTTCAAAAATTATCATTCGGAGACAAAGGTTTAAGAGTAATTGCTGCATCAGCTACATCATTAGCGGGAGAAAACTTTTGCGCAATACAAGCGATAGAATCCTCAGTAATTTCTTGCGACATTGATACAATAGGAGGCGATACTTCAATAAGTTCGTTATCTATGAGTACTGGTGTTGTTATTTATGGAAACTTTGATGATGTTAGTGTTGCAAGTGGTAAGGTTATTTGTTATTTAAGGTAAAATTATATGATTGGATTAGGTTTAAGTTTACAAGTCGATCAAAAAAGTATTTTTTACTCTTTAATAGTTCAAAATTACGTTGCAAGAGTTATTGCTGACGGCGGAACAATTGAGGCGGTTGATTGCGTACAATCAAAATTGTCTTTATAAAAAATAACATAATAAATAAAACTCTAAAAATATGTCTTTAGCGGATCAAGCAAGTCTTTTATTAATCCCAAGCGGTTATAAATCACAGAAAGTTTATTCTATTTTTCCTACTGATGGAGATGGGGATTTTGATTTTTCACGAAGTGGCTCAGCCACAAGAATAGCAAAAAACGGATTAATAACAACAGTTGATTCAAATATTCCTAGACTTGAATATCCAATGATTGACGGTGTTCAAAAAGGATGTCCTAGTCTTATTTTAGAGCCACAGAGGACTAATTCTTTAACTTATAGTGAGGATTTTGAAAACTATTTTAATATATCAGAAATTACTTTAAACCCTAATTACGCTGTATCCCCAGATGGCACTATAAATGCTAATAAAGTAACATTTCCATTTGCATCTAGGTCAATGTATAAAAATAGTCTATCACTTTCGGGTACTCATAGTATTTCTTTTTGGTATAAAGGAGAGGGAAGTAATATAGGGAAAACTTTTAACGTAAGATTGGCTTTAGGTGCAACTGTGCAAAACATAAAGGTAACTTTAGAAAGTGGTTGGAAAAGGTTTGAAGCACAAAATAACGGATTGCAAGTTTTTGAAATTACAAATAGAAACAATACTACAATAGGAACTGGAAGTTTATTACTGTATGGGTTTCAAACAGAACAAGGTTCTTATAGCACATCCTACATTCCTACTAATGGAACAGCAGTTACTCGTCAAGCAGAAACTTGCAACGGAGCGGGAGATGCAGCTACGTTTAATGATTCAGAAGGTGTGTTGATGGCAGAGATAAGTTCTTTTGTTGGTTTAGATGATTTTAGATTATTAACATTAAATAGCGGTAATATAAATAATATTATTCTTTTAGGTATAAGAGATAGTGGAAATTTATATTGTGCTATAACTGATGGTGGAGTAAATCAATTTACTCACATAAGCGATTATTCGCCAATTAATATACCTACAAAATTACTTGTAAAATATAAAACTAATGATATATCATTTTGGATAAATGGTTTTAAATTAGCAACAGATACATCTGCAACAATTCCAACTGGTTTAAATCAATTAGATTTTAATTATGGAAATGGTGCTTATCCTTTCTACGGAAACACTAAACAAGTACAATACTACAATTCAGCATTAACAGATAGCGAACTAGAACAACTAACGTCTTGGACATCTTTTACAGATATGGCAGAGGGACAATTATACACAATAGAATAATATGGCACAGAAACTTAAATTCGGTAACGGAACTTGGGCGACAAAGAAAGGCTCTACGTTAGCTTATAATGACGAGAATAATAACTATAAACCTCTACCTTTTAGTTTTACTAGAGATAGTATTGCAACAAGAGTAAACAAAGAAGGATTAATAGAAGTAGTTGGTAATAATAAACCAAGAATAGATTATAAAGATAGTGCAGAGGGTGTGTTTCTTTTGGAAAAGGCATCTACAAACTTGCTTACTCATTCAAGCGAATTAACAAATAGTAGTTGGGTAAAGACAAATACTGGTACAGGCTCTGCTCCAAGTATAACGTCTAATTATTCTATTTCTCCAGATGGAACACAAAACGCAGACAGAGTTATTTTTAATTTAAACGGAGGTACTGCTAATGGAGATATTTCTCAAGTTTCTGTAACTATTGGTTCAGTATCAAGTGCAAGTTATACTAATTCAGTTTATATAAAATCAAATACTGCAAATAATTATGATTTAGTTGTTACAGACCCGAGTGGTGGTCATATTATTAAAAATATTTCCACAGAGTGGCAAAGATTTGATAATCCAAGAGAAAACGTAACTAATGCAAGTTTTAGAATTAGATTAAGAGGAGATGAGGGAACATCTGATTATGCAGACGTATCTATTTGGGGCGCACAATTAGAACAACAATCATTTGTAACAAGTCTGATAAACACCTCTGGCTCAACAGTCCAACGTGCTGCTGATACTGCTAATGGTGCTGGTAATAGCGAGGTGTTTAATGATAGTGAGGGAGTATTGTTTGCTGATATAGCTGCGAATGCTAATGATGGTACAGAAAGAGAACTTTGTATAAATGATAGTAGCACCTCAAATCGTGTTGCTGTAAGATATAGAGATTCTAACGATGATATAAGGGCAATAGTAAGGTCAAGTGGTGTTAATACTTTAAATGTAACAATAGGAGTTGGAAGTGTTTTACTGTATAACAAAGTGGCTCTTAAGTATAAAGTAAACGATTTTGCTTTTTGGATAAATGGTTTTGAAGTAGCAACAGATACAAGTGGTGCAGCACCGAGTGGGTTAGACGTAATTTCGTTTAACGATGGGTCTTCCTCTGATTTCTACGGTAAAACAAAAGAAATTAGCTACTATGATGAAATTTTGACAGACCTTGAATTAGAGTATATGACAAGTTATAGGTCATTAAACGAATTAGTAACAGAATTAAACTTAAACGAATTATAAGATGGCAAACACATTAAAATTTGGTAATGGAGAATGGTATGGAAAGAAAGATACTATCCTTGCCTATAATGATGAAAATAGTAATTACAAACCTTTACCATTTAATTTTAGTAGAGCATCAAAGGCTACTGTTATAAATAAAGATGGTTTAATTGAAGAAGTAGGTAATGGGCAACCAAGAATAGATTATAAAGATAATAGCGAAGGTGCTTTGTTGTTAGAGCCGAGTAGGACTAATTTGATTATATCAAGTAACAATCTAACATCTCAATGGGGTGGTTATGCTTTTAGCGGTGGTAATATGTCAGTAAGTTATGGTTTTTTAAGTCCAGATGGTAGTAACAATGCAACAAGATTAACGTACACAAATACTAGTGCAGGTACGGGTGGTGCATTATTAACTCAAAATCTTAATTTAATTGCAAATGCTGTATACACAATAAGTTTCTGGGCAAAAAACGTTAGCGGTCAAAAAAGAATAAGATTAGATTTAAGAAATTCATCGTCAGCAGGTGTTTCTGGGACTTACTTTGAGTTAACTGACAAATGGCAAAAATATAGTCACACTGTAACAAATGACAATGCTACTAATAGAGGTGTACAAATTAGAATTATAGATTCAGAATTTGCAGGAAATAGAGTATTTGATATGTGGGGAGTACAATTAGAACAAGCAAGTTATGCTACCTCAACAATACTAACACAAGGTAGTGCAGTAACGAGATTGGCTGAAAGTTGTAGTCAAACTACACCAGATGGTGTTATAGGACAAACAGAGGGAAGTATTTTTTCTGAATTTAAGTCTTTAGATGATGTAGCTAATATTATGCTTTGGATGAGAAAATCAAGTGGTGGTCCTTATGGAGATATGATAAAGTTAGAGTGTGGTGCAGATAATAGATTGAGATTTGAAGTAAGGGCATCAAACGTAACATCTTGTAGTTTTATTAGTGATGTTTTACCTACAAATATTTATTACAAAGTTGCAGTTGCTTATAAACAAAATGACTTTGTTATGTACTTAAATGGGGTTCAAATATCGGTAGATACTTCTGGAAACGTCCCAACTTGTTCAGAAATGTATGTTGGAAAATATATTGATGGAGGTATAAGAATGGGAGTTTCAAAAGATTTAAAACTTTACAACACAAGATTATCAAATAGCGAATTAGCTGCATTAACACAAATGTAACAATTACACCTATAATAACAACAAGAGTAAATCTTTACATAAGGAAAGAAATAAGATAAGAAAATTAAAAAAACTATACAGATAATATAATAACTAATAGTTATAACCAAAAGTTAAAATAA